ATAAAATGCCCTTTAATCCCCTTTAAAACGGCATTTAAACGGATATGGTCATCTTTATTGAACTTAGTATAGTTGCGGTTATAGTAGCGTTCTGATGCCACATATGGCGGATCTACATAAAACAGAGCCGAATCACGGTCATATGTTTTAATAAGGTCTTCAAAATCCCTGTTTTCAATGATTACACTTTTTAATCGCTCCTTGTATTTTGGAAGTTCAGAAACAATGTTATCAATCGTTTTAGGAGCAGTTGCAAACGAATAGCGATTACTGCCGAAACTGCATTTGATTAAATAAAGATACCTTGCCGCTCTTTGCAGGTCAGTAAGCTCAACCTGATTCTCAATCTCATAGCGATACTGAGAAAACAGCTCTCGAGATTGTAACCAATCAATCTCCTTTTGTAGAGCAGAACAATTGTATTTTATCTGCTTATAAAGGTTAATCAGGTCGCCGTCAATATCATTAAATATCTCCATTTGACCTTTGATTTTATCTTTACCGAATAAGACCCAGCCTGCACCGCCACACACCTCTATGTAGCGGTTACATCCGCTGGGAATAAGTGAAATAATCTGATTTTTAAGGTGACTTTTGCCACCAATCCAACCAATAAAGCTACGCATTTTTACCTCCATAATAACTTTTTTTAGGGGCGTTATTATGGATCAAAAAATCACTTTAAAAACTTGCGGTCAACAAATACAATGCTGTTGCTCTTTGGGTAGGCAATTTCTGCCATTCCTGCATTTTTACCCCTTTCTACAATGTAACGCACAGTTACCCTTGTACCTTTAGGGATTATGCCAAATTTAACTTTCTTGTCGGGGTGTGTATAAATATTAGCGGTTGCGTTTGCTGTCATTTTTGGGTATTTTGATAATGATGAATTATTATTGATTCTCGTATTCTGTACAAATCCCGTTTTGTTTTGTACTTAATTTTACTCCAACCATAGCCATCATCATAAATATGTGTAATGCTTGAATTTTTAGGCATTATACAAATATTTTTGCAATCACCATAGGCATACGCTTTTGATTTGAGTTTGCTCTCCGTTGTAATCTTATTATGAGCGACAGATGCGTTTGCTTTATATGTAACTCGAAATGCGGAACACAAGCCTTTGCAGATAGCTTCGCCAATTTTTGTAGTGTTATTGATAATCCACTTAGCAAGAGTTGAATTATCGTGAAATTCGCACTCACAGTAAACGCACTTTGCGTGTGTCTGATTGATTTCAGCAAGGCTGTTCATCGAAATCCCCCTGCCATTTCCTGTGAGCTTTACAAGTTCGTTGTAAACCGGCTGTGCGTACTTGAGATTTTCCGCAGAACGGTTATAAACAAATACATTTGTACCCTTGCCGCCACCAGCGTTTGTATGGATGCAAACATGGACATCAGCTCCAAAGTTATTACTTTCAGAAATTGATGTGTACATATTCTGACCTTTCGGAGCACGCTTTACAGTAAATCCGCAACGCTTCAAGGCGGTTTCTGCTGCAATTGCAATCTTATTGCATTGTTCCATTTCTGTGGTATTGCCGTATGCGTATGAATTTGCATACTGATTTGACGGACTGAGATAGATTTTCTTTGCCATAATTATTCCTCGCTTTCATCTGTTTTTACTTCGACTGTTGTCTTTAGCCTTTTAACGATTGATACCAAAAATTTTGGCAATGGAATACCGATTTCCGAGAGGTTTTCAAGGATTGAAATTAATTCGTTGATGATAAACCAAATCGTAACAATCATTCCGATGCAGTAGTTAATCCGCAGGTCGATTCCGCAGTTGACAAGTGCCGAGCTGATGAGATAATCTGCAACAATTCCGACTGCTACGGCTACGATATAGCCTACTTTTTTGATAATGCCTGTTACACCGACACGGCTGTTCAGCGTGTGGCTTATGTATGCCTGTGCCATTCCAGTGATGTAGTCGATAATCATTACCGCAATCATCACCGCAAACGGCACAAGCAAGATGTTAAGATATGCGACAATTGCTCCGCACACAGTGGCAAATAATGCCTGTAAAATGTTTTCTTTCATTGTTTACACCTCGCTTTCTATCGGCTCGTCAACGGTTGGATTGTCGCCCCAAACTGCCATGACAGCGTTATAGTATTCATCAGACAGCACCGTTTTAAGCTGTTCTCTGCCCGATTTGCTGTTCATGTATGCGTTGCGGATGTTTCCGCCAACCTGCATTTCTTCACCGTTAAAGGTCAAAAACTGCTGTCTGAGTACCGACACGCTGTCCTTTGTGAGCATATCAAGTGTGATTTTTTCTTTAAGTTCCATTTTTCATACCTCCGTTATTTAATTTTGTACAAGCAAATCACATTAATTTGCTCGCCGTCTGCAAATGTGTAAGCCGTCTTATCCTGAGTCGAAAACTGTAGCCAAGTGTTATTTTTCGGAATGGCAAATTTAAAGAGCTTGCTAAGGTTTGAAATACCGACACAAAAAACATTGTCCTCGGAAATACATTTGTACGGCAAATCAATCAGCGGACACATGCTATTGCCGCCAAGAGATACTGCGTTCATTTTGACCGTTGCACTGACGATTACGATGTCACCAATCGTCTTATATGTACAGTTTGCACTTTTGATTTTATCGGTGACGGTTGAATACGGTGTGAGTGTTGATGTACCACTTTCAATATTTGACGAATCGTATTTAGTTGCCAAGGCGGTTTTATCTGCTTTAACAAGCAGAGCGCTGTAAACCGTACCGCTCGTGAGATAACACGGGCTGTTATTTTTGGGTTCGCTGTCGAACGGCATTGAATCAAGCTTTCGGGCAATACTCTTGTCTGTTTTATCAAGCCTTGCTCCAAGCGAATTAGAACCGCCTCTTGCCGTGGCTATTTCGGTTTCAAGTGCAATTGCTCCGTCTGTTGCCCGTTCAATTCCCTCATCCATATGGTTGAGGTTATCGGCATTGAGGGGCGGAGCAGAGCCGTTCACAAAGACAATTTTATTGTATTTGTTCATTTTCTTTTACTTCCTTTCCTAATCGTTTTTCGCCCTTTGATGTGAGGGCAGTTATAAATCCGTCCATTTTCTTATTGAACACAAATGTTTCGATTGTCGGCAAATCTTCAAACGGAGTTTTAATTGTGTACTTATCGCCTGCCTCAAGCCACCAATACGAAAACAGCTTAATTTTTGTCGGGCGGTATTTATATACATCACCAAAAAAATTAACAGAATTATATTTTGTGCCAATATCACTTGCTGTTGTTCTGCACCTCATCAAAATGTTATCGGAAACATACCACGAAAAATCGTTACTGTTGCCATACAAAAACGCTTTTTTATCAGCAAACTTAGCACTGTACATACGGATAGGCTCAAGTTCGTAATCTTCAAAGGATAAATCTTTGTACGAATCGATTGTTTCAACGGAAGATTGAGAATACAGCCTTTTAAAACGCATTTTTCCGTCGGCATCTATAACGGCAAAGCTCAAAGTTAATTCTGCATAAGCTTGGATTAAATCTGACAAGGCAATGTCCTTTATAACCTTTTCCACGCAGGTATCATCAAATTTCAGCGGTACACTAAAGATAGATAAGCTCGGCGGTGAAACCCCTGTAATTGCATAATCTTTGGCAAATTCTGCGATTATTGAATAAAAGCTCTTAAAATTATCGTCTTTTTGATAGTGCGCATAACCATAAGCAAAGCTGCCGTCCTCGTTCTCTTTGCCTGCAAACCACAAAGACATATCCACCTTTGACATATCATAAAAACGCGTCATAGGCTGTGATTTTGACGATGTTACGCTGTTTTTTATCTCTTTGAGCCGACTGAATTTTACCGTAGAAAACAGGACATTCAACCGTTCCTGTTTCGGCAGGACAAATAAGAGTATTTGACGGGTACAAATCATCTGACGGATACAGCTCTGATTCAAGATATGTTGCCGTTATGATGACCTGTACCGTCTTTCCTATCAAAGCCGAGCAATCATAATCAATGAGTTTCACGCTCATTTCAGAGGCTATGCAACCGCCGAATTTCAATTCTTTTTCAACGATTTCATTTTCAAGTGAAAAGCTGTCAAGCACGATACTTTCACCTGTTATATCCTCAAAACTGCCGTCGGGGGAATGCAGGGCAACGGTGTTGTAAAGTGTGTTTGTTTTCAGCTTATCAGCAATTTCTTTAGATACAAGCATTTTTAAGAATCACCCCTTAATACTCAATCAGCTCAACCGTAATCGGCTGATAGGTTATATCATTCTTTTCAGCATTCATTACGGTATATTCAATATCAGGAATATAAAAATAAGAGGTGTAATAGCTGTTCGTTTCATCGTTCCAATAAGTTACCCTGCACTTTCTCTGTAACTTATTCGCCATTGAGAGGTTGATAATCGACTGAAAATCAATCTTTTCGTCAAGATGAAGAATGTGAGTTGAAAACGAAATTTTTGTTTTGTAATTTGGCAGCGTTGCCCTTTGAAGCGTACCGTTCTGATCTCGTTCCGCAGAAGTTTCAAGTCGCTGATTCGGAGTTGATGAAAATGCGGTAATGTACTTATTCGGCATTATGTTGTTACCGAATTTAAGCAAATAGCCGTTATAATTTGACATATCATCCCCCCCTTTATGCAAATGCGGATTTACCGTTGTGTCTGCGTCTGTAAAGCTCATCCTGTCTTATCATTTCTTCAAAAAGCGTTGAACCCTCAAGCTCGGCAGTAAACGAATAAGTGTTGCCACCGTTATTGCGAAAGATAATGAACATTTCATAAATGCGTTTAAGCAGGTCAAGAATTTGTGTGAGAATCACTGTATCCTGACCGCCCGAATTGTCGAGCATACCCTGTAACTTGTTAAGAGGAGAAATAACCTCAGGGTTACCGCTGTTAGCACCTGCGTTATCGCCGACAACCGCAAGTGTCGGAGCTTTAACAATACCGCCTTTTGCAAATTTTCGTGCCGGTGATTCCGTGGGTTCTTCAAATCTCGGAATGAGAGGCGGATTTTCAGGCATTGAAAAACTCCAATCCTGTCCAAAAGCCGCTCCGATAATACCGGCTATTCCGCCGATTGAATTAACAACGCCAGAAACAAAGTTATAAATACCTGTCCACAACGCATTTATGCCGTCAATGATTGCGTTTATAATGAACTTAAACACGGCGCAAATGCCGTCCCAAATGCCTTTGAAGAAGTCATAGATACCCTGCCATGCTTTGTTCCAATCGCCTGAGAAAACACCTGTAATGAAGTCAATTAGACCGCCGAATGTTTTCTGTATAGAGGTAACCAACCCACCGATAAATGTAAACACATTATCAAACACCCTTTTTACGGCATTGAAAACATTCTGAAATATAGGTCCCCAAAAGCTGACAAGCCAGTTTACAAACGGTGACAGGAAGTTATTCCACACGGTTGAAACACAGTCTGCAACCTTGCCGAAGAAGTTTATTGCACCTTCAAAAACAGGCTTCAGCCAGTTTTCCCAAGCTGACTTTACGATTGCTACGATAAAATCCCACGCAGGCTTAATCCATTGATTGTAAACATTCATCAGGGTTGTGCCGATGTTGGTAAACATATTGCAAATATTCTGAAAAATCTGCTGTCCGTTGCCGTTCCACCATTCGCTGATAATTGTTCCGATATCTCCGAAAATCTGACCGATAAAGTTAAACACATCTGCAAACTGCAATTGTAAATTTTCGAGAAATTCTGTGATTGTTGCACCGTCATTTTCAGTCCATTCAACAAGGCTTTCGGTTGCAGTTGAAAACGCACCCGAAACAACTTCGCCGACTGAGCCCGCAAAGGTTGTAAGACCGCTTAAAAGATTGGAAATTGATTCTTCCATTTGAGGGCGAACATTGTCAATTGCATTGCCTGCAAGTGTACCGAAATTATCAAAAAAGATTGAAAGGTTGTTATAGCCGTTTGTAAGATTGTTGCCTATGGTGTCGATAAAACCGATAATCTTTTCCCTGTCTTTTGAGATCCACTTAGCAACACCGCCTGAAATGGTCTGAAACGACTTTCCGCCGATTGTCGCAACCGCTCCGAATGCAGAGCCGATTGCCCCGAGTTTTGCAGAACCGACCTTTTGCATTGTTCCGAATGCCTTTTGAACTATGGGAACAGCATTATCAAAAACGGTCTTGCAGTTCTTGCCTATAGCTGACCAATCAACCTTGTTAATACCTTTCTGTACATTCTCGACAAAGCCTTTGAATCCGCTTTTTTCGTATAGATTTTTGAATGCCCCCGAAAGGTTTTTGCTTGTGTCATTGACAACATTCTTTGCAACAGCTCCGCCCGATGAACCGCCCGATGAGCTTTTTGATGAAGATGTATCTGACTTTGAAGAACTATCGGTACTTGAAAGCACATTCAGCTTATCAAAGCCCGCAACACTTCTCTTTGCTTTTTCGGAACTTTTCTGAACATTATCAAGTGACTTTGAACTGTCATCTGCCGTATCCGTAAGGCTTTTGGCAGAATCGGACGCAGATTTGATATTGCTTGCGGTGTTGTTGCCTGTATCCCAGCCGAATACCTTTGAAAGCGATTCAACCGCGCCTTTGGCATATTCCGTTAAAGTCGCAAGTGCGGAACTCAACCGCTTTACAACCTGAGTTGCCACCTGAAGAATAGGCTGACCGACTACGGCAAGGAGCTGTTTCCAACTTTCTCTGAGGTTGCCCGTTACATTCTCCCAACCGTCTGCTTCACGGCTTGCCTGTCCCATAGCACCCGAAAGCTGATTAGCGTCCTTGACCATTTGCAAAAGCGTGAGCTGTTTCTGCGATTCCGACAAATCCGTAAATGACTTGCCATACAGCTTATTAGCCGCCGCATTTCGTGTGGTTTCAGTACAGGACAAACCGAGTGCGGCATCATTTTCAAAGTTACCTTTGAGGAATGATTTCAGGCTTTCTGCGGTGTCTTCAAGCGAACGGTCATAATATGCGGCACTGTCGGCTGTTACCTGCAAAGCCTCCTGCATCATACCCAAAGCACTTGAACTGTCCATTCCAGTAGTTTTTGCAAAGGCATAAATGCTTGTGCCGACGCCCTGCAATCGGGTTTCAAGAATACCGCTCTGATTGGCAACGCTCTGAATGGCTGATTCTGCCTGTGACTGCATTGTGCCGAATGTCTGCTCAAACTGCGAATTTGCCGCATTGACTTCCGCAGCCGATTCAATGCACTGCTGACCGAACTCCTTGATTTTTGCAACAGAAAAAGCGGCAACCACAGCCATTCCTATTTTCTTAAACGAAGATGAAACCGAATTGCTTAATTGCTCACCGCTGCCTTTGATGTTTGAAAACTCTTTTTCGGTTTTCTGAGAAACGCCCTCTGCAACCTTTGAAAAGGACTGTTTCATATCAGTGCTTACATTTTCAAAATCTTTTGAAAGACTTGAAAATGCCGAATCAAACTTTTTTGTAATTGAATCGGAAATCTTATGCAATGTTTTGGAAATATCATCACTCGTAAGCCTGACATCAAGCTCAATTTCACCCGCCTTTGTCGCCATATTCACCACTTCCTTTCATTTTAGATTCTTTAAAAACAGGCATAAAAACAGCGCACACCGTTATGATGTACGCTAATAAAATTTTGCAAAAGAACAGCCACCCCGTTTGGAGTGGCTTTTTTTACAAGCTTGCAAAAAAGTTTTGAAATTCTGCAAGAACGGTGTTCATATCTTCGTCTGAATAGTGCTTTACATTTCTTGACCGCCATTTGTTGCGGATTTTATGCTGTGACGAAGTAAAGTTTTTCAAGACCTCTTTGTCGGTTTCAAGGCGAATTTGAACCGTTCTTGCAAGCGGTGTTTCGGGTCCTAAGCCTTGCAGAAGTGAGCAGAACTCATTCCAACTCATTTTTGCAAAATCCTTTGAATAAATGCTGACCCCGTACTCCGAGCGAAAGCTCGACACGATTAAATTAAAGTCATCAATCAGGTCGTAGCCGGGGTCTGAGCTTCCCCCTCGTCAGTCAAATCGCCTGTTGCAATTTTGGCAGATTTGCTGATAAGGGCGTTGAAATCGTGCATATTCAGCTTTAACTTTTCAATCTTTTCTCTCTCGGATTCATCAAAAAGAAGATGATACATTTCGATAACATCTTTACTTTTACCGTTGCCATCCTCAAAAAGTGCCGCAACTTTGAGCATTGAAACTGCGTCATTGTTGATTGCAAGGTCAACATTTTTAACTCTGACACTCGGCTTTTCCTCAAAATTAAGCTTGTCTGTAATATCAATTAACTTTGACATAATCGTTCATTCCTTTCATTTTTTAAGCGGCTGCTGTATATACCGGCTTGCCGTTTGACATAACTTCAAATTCAAGCGGAGCAACACCCGTACTTGCGCCTGCACCGTTTGATGTAACGGATACAACTGCATTTTTAAAGAGGACGGTTGCACCGTTGGGGAAGGTCCACATAAACGAAACTTCTGCCTTTCTGCCGTTTTCAAATGCAAGGGCGGCAATCTGGTCGTTACCTGCGTCACCGATTGTACGCTTGCCCTTTACCGAAATTGTGATTGACTTTGCTGTCATAAGCCTTGACTTCCAGCCCTCGCTTTCAAAGGCTGTCCATTCCTCGACACCGTTGTCAAATGCAACGGAAAATTCTTCGCAGTTAGCAATATTTGTCGTGGCGGATTCTGTTCCTGTCTTGCCAACCGCAAACTGATTTTCATAGCATGGGAATACTCCCGATTCAACTTTTGCCATAAAATTACTTCCTTTCGTAATAAAATTTAACTTCAATGACCTGCTCATACACACCCTTGTCGTCTGTTCCCACATCAACGGGTTCTTCCGTGAGCAGTTCGATTATATAGATTTTGTGTTCCTTAATTTCAACATTTTTAATGTCGTAAAGCGTTTCGTAAAGTCTGCGTGCAAACTCCTCGGTTTCTCTTGCGTTGTCGGTGTAATGGATAAGCAAAGACACGCTTATTGTATCGTAGGTGCTTTCACCGCCGATTGCCCTTGTGGGTGTTCCCGACTGCTTTAATGAATACACACCGATTGACCTGTCCTGCTTGTTGTCAAGCTTGCCGATGTAATAATGCTCGGCTGAGGTAACGCTTTTGAGCCAATCTCTGATGTCCGATAAGTAAATCAAAGTCCTGCTTCCTTTCTGTATAATCTCACAAATGCCCGACTGCAAAAATTCTGCCGTGTACCGCCCTCAAGCCACGGTGAGAACCATTTACCGCCGGCGGCAATGTTTTCCTTACGGCTGAAATTATACTCGGGATGAAAATACAACCGCCTTGCATACGGAGTGCTTGACACTATTTTAACCGTGCCGTTCCAACTCTGCGCACAATCTTCAAAGGTGTTTTCGTTCTGAAGATTGCCCGTATCAAACGGCATTACCTGCGTGTTTTTCACCTGTGTAAGAAGTGCGTCACCTGTCATTCTCAGGGCGGCAACCTTTGCCTTATCAAGCTGTTTTACTGCAGGCATATTGAGTTTGATTTTTGATGATACCGAAAATCCCATTAAATCACATCCAATTCCGTAAAATTAACTTTGCCGTCTGGGTTGCGGTGTTTTGTACCCTGTACGATGTTTCGTTTTACGCCGTCAAGGATTACAAAGCCACCGCTTAAAGTGGGGCTGTCGGGAGCAATGTCGCCGTCAAAAAGCAAGACAGCCGACACCTGAACAATTTTCTGCTCTTTGGTATAAACCGTCTTTGCCTTTGACTGCATATTACACAAGGCAGAGCCACCGTGCAGGGTTGCTGACGGGTACAAGCTGTCGGAGGGATACAGATTTTTGCATTCAAACACGGTCAGGGGTGCTCCGTCTTCGGTAACACCCTCACCGTAGATTGTGACCTCGACAGGAGTTTTGCAGAACTGCTTTTTTACAAGTGACGGAAATTTCACGGTTTTCACGCACCTTTCAGATTGCAGGATAACAAAGTCCCGTTGATTTTAGCAACGCATAGAGGTCGGCAGGAATTGCCACTCCGCTGATACACATTAAATTCCAGCTTGCGCCAAATTCCATTGATGTGCCGTTGATTGAATAGCTTTTCAGATAGGAAGAAATCATATCGGCATTTTCTTCTTCAAAAGCAGTAAGTCTGCTATGCACTCTGCCGATGATTCTCTTCTGCATTTCCGAAAGTTTTTCAAAATCAATGCGGTTAAAAGTCAGAACATCAATGTGTTCGGCAGAGATAATACTGTTTTCATCTCCACCCTGATGTTCAATGTAATCAGCATACATTACGCAACCGCCGTTGTGTCAACATCGGCATAAATGCTGTCAATTTTGCCGTCCTTGCCATTCGGGAACACGAATGTGTCGGAAAGCGAACGGTTCTGATAGAGCCAGCCGTCACCCTCTGTGTGTGAGCCGGGAGCAAAGAAGTAAATGCTTGAAATCTTCGGAACAGTCTTGCAGGTTTCACCGCAAGCAACAAGAACATTGATTTTGTGAGCGCCTGTTGCAGGCTCAAAACCGCCGTCATCGGGGTTAAAGTTGAAGTTATCGTAGAAACGCTCATCGTCAATAACCTCGATGATAGGGCAACCGTCAATCTCGGTCACTCTTGTTTCAATGCCGATACCGCCCTCTGCAATCTGTGTAAGCTCAATCTTACGAGTGAACTCTGTTGACTGTTCAAGGCAGTCCATAATGTGAGATGTCACATAGGCAACAAGTGTGCCTCTTGCCTTGTATCTGCGGAGCTTGCCGGCAGAAAGAATTGTTTTGAGCTTTGAATAAGCGTTCTCCTTAGTCCACTCCGATGTCTTTGTTGAAGAATGATATCCGTCTGTTGCCTGAGCCTTTGTTGCAACCTTTGAGAAGAAAAGTGCATCGGTTTCGGGAGCAACCTGTGTCTGCTCAAACACCTTTGAAATATTCTCAACCTTTGCGGTTGCGTTAGTTTCGTCAACATCTGCCTTGTCAACGAGAAACTCAATATCACGGTCGTGTTCGCAGGTGAACGGAACATCGGTCTGAACATACTTGCCCTTGTTCCAACCGCCGTTGCGATTGTGGTTCTTAAAGCCTGATGTGCTCATCTGTGTGAAGTGGAAAGTTCTTGCGCCAACCCACTTTACATTTGAAGTGATGAATGGTGATGTAAGTGTGCCCTGAACAAGAATTTCGAGCAGATCAGGGCTGAACTGCTCGGCATAGTTATTTGTGTTTGCCATGATTTTTTCAATCCTTTCTTTGGTTAAATATTAAATCTGTTCCATTTTTTGGTAGGAACATTTGCCTTTGGTTTTGTACCATCCGATGTACCGTTGCCGTCACCGCCGATTTTCTTAACTCCTGTGCCGTTCTCGGCTGGTTTGCCCTTGAGTGCGGGGATATCGTCAAGCACCTTTTTAACAGCCTCTGTCAGCTTTTCCGCATTGACCTTGCCGTCTGTCACAGCCTTTGAAAAGTCTGCAATTTTAAGCACATACGGAACGGTTGCAATGTCAACGCCCTGTTTTACGGCTTCGAGGGTTGCCGATTGGTTGACTTCTGCCATAAGCTTTGCGTTGTTTGCAGATTCAACTTCCGACTGCATTTTTGCAAAGTCGGGAGTGTTCTCGGCTTTCTGCTTTTTAAAAGCACCGATAGCCTCTTTCATCTCATCGGCTGACAATCCCTGTTCCTTAAAATATGACTTCAAAACGGTGTCCTCTGTCACGCTCTGTTTGCCTGTAATAAGGCTTGCGAGCTTGTCATAATCAAAGGCAGGAGCGTTTCCCTGTGGAGTTCCCTGCGGTGCAGGTGTCGGTTCATTGGGGGTTGGTGTTGGATTTGGTTCTGCCATTTTTTCATATCCTTTCAGTTTTTCGGGTGTCTCCCGTAATCAGTTTATAGAGTGTCTCTCTGTTTCAGTTTTGCACGGTGTCTCCCGTAGTTTAATGTCTTCGGACAATAAAAAAGCACCTTACATATTCGTAAAGTGCTTAATCCGCTTTTTCTGTTTTTTCTGTTTTAACTGCTTTGGTTCTCGGCTTTTTGGGAGCGTCAGACTTGACCTCTTCTGCAAAACCGCCATCAATGAGTTCCTTTGCTCTCTGCTCTGAGCATTCAAAAACTTCATTCACAGGTCGGGTTACATAACCGTTCTGCCTGTCGTTAAATGCTGTTGTTACTCTGATTTTCATTCTGTCACCACCTTTCTAAACCGGTCGAAATCGACGGGTTTAAATGCAATAAAAAACGCACTCTGATTTCTCAAAGTGCTGATTTGATGTATTAAGTTTTGCTTTGGCAAGTTGCAGGCAAGTTAAGCAATGCCGTGAACAAGCCGTTTTTCTTGCTCTGAACATATTCTCGGCAAGTTAAACAACAAAACCGCCCTTTTTACGGAGCGGTTAGATTATGCCACTATCTTTTAGATATTGCATTTTTTGTTTCTCTCTAAGCTTACTGTAAAGTGCTTCAGCATCTTTAGCTTCTTGTGGAGCATCTTCACGCAAAGTGACATTTAAACCATTTGTTACAAGGTACGGCTTAAACGCATTCCATAGAGATTTTTGTTCTTCAGTTTGTATCAATCTCATACCATCATCACCCTAAAAGTTTGCTGACTCTGTACTCGTTATACACTTCATCCATAGCTTTATCTTTTAAGCATTCAAAAGCATACTCACTTATATCCTCTATATTATAACCGTTATTTATCAATTTTTCAACCTTTGGAGCATAAATTTTATTAAGGTAATCGCAATATTCAAAATAATCGTTAATACTTCCGAATTTTGCTCTGTAATTTTTAGCGTCTTGCCAATGAATCAGTTCGTGCAGAATTGTACTCAATCTGTCTTGCGGACAAGCCAAGTTTTCTTGTAAATCTGACAAATCACTTGTTGAAAAGTATGCTGAATTGACATTTAGAACATTTTGCATTGGCATATATGAAGCAATAGCATTTACTCGCATTTCTTCGGGAGTGACAATACAAATTTCAGGCTTTCCGCTTGTTTCAACCTCTCCAAGCATATCAAACGCTTTTCTCACTTGCATATCAAAATTATGAAGTTCTTTTCGTTTTAGCTTTACCTTATCTGAAATATAGACATTGTCACACAATGTATTTGCCTTGTGGGTATCAATTGTAATTGTTTCGCCCTCAATTTTGCGTTCAAAAGTTTTTGATATATCTTCCTTAAAAACAGGTCTGTAATATTTTTGTTCATCAGTCTTCAAAGAAAATTGTTTTGCCTTTTCTTCAAGCGTATTCGCCCTATCGTGCCACTCATCGGCTCGGGTTTGGGCAATGCGTTTATTGTCTCCATCAAGGCTGTATTCGGCACGGCGGTCAAAGCGTTCTGCCTGTCGCTGTGCATACTGCTGTTTTTCCTCAATTCCTCGCTGACGGTCAAGCTCTTTGATTTCATCTTCAGACAACGGTGCGTCCAAATCATCAAGTTCGGGATAAAATGTACTTGTGCTGTCCTTACATCTCGGATGAAACAAACCGTTCTTGATTGCGGTTGAGAGAAGCGGATAGTTTCCGTCTGACTTTTTGCCGTTTGAATAAACATCGTCAATAAACACCTTGCCGATATATTTTGCACAATCGGGGCAACCGCCCTGTCTTGAGTTCACAACAACGAGGGATACTCCCCATTCGGCTCGCTTTTCGCCCTCACCACGCAGATAGGCTCTTTTGTTGGCTGTTTTAACCGCCATATCCGCATAATCCGAGAGCGTGTGCCTTGCACCATTTTTGTATTCCACACAATTAAGACCTGCGTTGAGCATATCTTTACACGCCATATCAACGGCTTTTTCGTATGTAACCGCACCCGTGTTCATTGCAACCTGTGCGTTAAAAATCGCCTTGCGGTACTTGTCGTTGCTCATACGCAAAACTGCCGTTTCTGCCCTCTTTAAATCGTCTGTGGTTGATTTTATGAGTGCGTCAAGTTTACGGTCATTCACCTTAAAAAATTCGGCTGTGCTGTGTGCTGACGGCTTTTTCGGGGCTTTGAAACCGTCCTTGACAGCTTCAAGAATTTCTGCCTCCTGACTTGCATTTCCGTCAGCTTTGGCGGTGCGAATCATCTCTTCAACCTTGCCGTTAATGGTTTTGAAACGCTTGCCGAATTTCTTTGCGTTGTGCTTACGGTACTCTTCAAGACTTTTGAGCTGTTCAGCCTGCCATTGTGTCCAGTTGTAACCCTCTTTGGTTTCTTCGGCTCTGTGACGGCTGAAATTTCTCATCATGCTGTTAATCAGTTCATCTTCGATTTTTTCAAAGGCTTCTCTGATATTGTAATCACTCATTGTTTACCTGTGTATCATTCTGTTCGGGATTGCTTTCGGTTTTTTCTGCATTATTTTCCGCATTTTCTTCATCATCTGCGTTATTGTCAGGTTCTTCTGTGTCGGTAAGGTCCACATCGTCAAGCTCCGATTTTTCTTCTTCGCCTGCAATGCCCTGTTCTTCCTTAATTCTCTGCACCTCTTCGGCTTTCCAATCCTCCGACTTGCTGTCGCCGTAAAGCTCGTCAACCGAGGTTTCAACTGACATCAAACCGCCCTGTCTTGCTTTTGACACAGTTTCAACCTGACTTTCAAAGCTCGGATTTGCATATTCGCCGAAGTTTACGGATACTTCCAAGCCCTCAACAATACCCTTGCCGTTAAGTTCACCGTCTGCATTGAGTACAACTGCAACAAGGCTTTGAAGTGCGTTCTGCGTAATTTTCACAAGGTTCTGCCTTGTGTAAAGGGTTGTCTTTTCCTTTTCACGCTGAGCGTCTGCATTATCAAGCTTCTTCGTATCAATGCCGAGAGTTGACGGCGATATAATGCCCTGTAAGCAGAGGTCGAGGGCAGTAATGTATGAACTCAAATAGCTTTCGTGCTGAATCTGCGGACTTTCGGTGTAAATCCTGTTGCCGTTGCCGTTTTCAGACATATCGTTGCCCACGGTGATAAATCGGTTGTCAAACGGATTTGGCGATATCGGCTGACAGGTTTCGGGATTTCTCGGAACAAGGCAATCAGGCACATACTGCTTTGTTCGGCAGGCTCTGAGTGCGTCCATCCACTGTGACCACACTTCGTCAAGGCTGTCGAAAGCGTCTGTTTTTATGCCGATAATGCCCGCACCTCTGCCCTTGTGGCACGATTTGCCGTAAAGGACAGGTACAGCCCACATATATGATTCGTCAAATGTAACGCCCTTTGAATCAATCCACGAAAGAGCGTCAACCGTGTGCAGGTCAATCTCTTTGCCGTTGTCATCGTACAAAGCATAGTGAATATAGCCGTAACCGTATGTTTCTTCAAAACGGTAACGGCGGTGTTTTTGCGTGTAATCGGTGTAAAACTTAACCTCTCGGATTCTGCCGCGCACATATGTAAAGTCGATGTTTTCGGCAGGATACCATTCAACAATCGGAACATCTGATACAGCCGTGTCAAAGCTGACCTTAAAAGCACCGTCACCGACAACACATAGGTCACGGAGCATTTGCTTAACCATGTCGGACAGCTTATTCTGCTTTTCAATATCTTCCCAACGCTCTGCATAAGCGGTTGAATTTTTACTTGTAACATCTGTGCCGTTGTAGTCGGCAATTACAATATTCACAAGCGTTTCGCAGATGAGTGCCGGCAAGCCCGTATGTATTTTACGGATTTCAAGCCCCTTTGTGCTTTTTGCCGCCCAAAACATAGTTTTGTTTGTATCAATCTGCCTGTACAGCTCCGCAAGCTGTCTGCTGTTGCCCCAATACCAAATGCGATTGATAAAGCACTCGGTCAGATGATTGCTTGTTTCGGTGACGGTAATTGTTTTGTCGCTTGCAGGAGTAATCTGCAAAAAGTTTTTAATTCCCGATCTGATAGATTCAGCCATTCTGTTAATCAGCCCCATTTATTTCACTTCCAATAATATTTTTAAACGGCAGCCACGCATATTGACCGCTGTTAATGCAATGGTCGTGACCGTCCTCGGGTGTGTTGTCTTTATCCTCTCGCCAGCTGTAAATTTCAAACTCGGCAATCGTGTTTTTACAATGTTCAAGCACAAAATAACAGTCGGTAGCAAGCCAGCCGAGTACAAGATTGATTCGGTCGATAATCTTCGTTTTCTTCCATGCATTTGCAAAGTCATAGACACAGCCGTGCTGTCGCTTATACTTTTGAAATTCGGTAATAGTCGCTTGGTCGGCGCTGTCAATAAAAGCCGTGCGTGCAAAGCCCCATTCATCACGGTTGCGGTCAAGAAAATCAATAAAATTCTTCACCGTGTCACTCGGGGCAATAGGCGTTTGCATTTCAGCGTTGTTATAAACTCTTTCATCAAGCTGAACACACTTGCCGTGATTGGTAATGCCGTAAAATGTCATGGCGATAGTGTCAGGCGACTTCTGCGAATAGGCGGTATCGAGACCTGCGGTGAACTGAACAAAGTGTTCCGACTTGCGGTTACAGTTCAAAAACTTTTCTGCCCACTCTTTTGATTTGATGTGTCTTGCCCTCTCAAAATTCGGAAACACAAGCCCTGTTGCTCTGCCTCTCAAACCTAAGATTTTATTTTTATAGAGCTTTGTACCTTTCGGTGCAGAGTTCTTTTTCTTTTCAATCTGTTCGGATGTAAGACTTAAATTGTCGGCAAAAGAAAAGAACCAATACCGCCAATTCGGTACAGGTTCTTCGGTAAGCTCCGCCGTAATCTCGGGAGGAACATCGTTTTCATATTTTTTAAAAGGACGGGAGCGGTTGACAAACTCCTTATACACAGGCAGGCTCGGATCATCGGGATTCAGCGTCGCAAGCATATAGTCATTACGGGTTGACATCTCTCGGATAAACTCGATATCGGCGGTGTTGATTTCGTCAATATAAACGCACCCAAACTGCGCACCGAGAACCATTTCCCACTTATCCCGACTGCTGTAACCGAGAATATAGATAATTTTGTCCTCAAACTTGATATGCGGCAACTTGTAATCCTTGTCGCCGTTGCCACAGTAAACTGCGTTACGGTGCAGGTCGAGAATACCGTTATCCTGCTGAATAATGGTTTCTTCGGCTTTACCAGTTGTCTTGGCGGCAATTGCGTGAAGCTTCTTCGGTGACTGCGACACCATTCGCATAAACTTAACGCCTGCTCCGACGGTAGTTTTGCCGGACGCTGTAGTTCCTTCAAGAAATTCAGCCGACACATTTGTTGTGTTGATAAAGTCGATATACTTTTGTGACAACGGGAATTTGTTACTCACTCAGTCCCTCACCACCCAACTGTCTGAACACATCGGATAGCTTTTCGGACTGCTCAACCTTTGCGTCAACCTTAACGGTGTATTCACCCGTCATCTTGTTGAGCGTGTCAATAGCCCTGATTCTGTCGGAGGTGTCCTGCTCGTCATTCCTTGCAATGTCGGACAAAGCAACCTGTCTGTCCTTTGCACTCATAATGCGCTCGTCCTTGAGCTTATCGGAAAGCTCCTTGATGTATTTTGAAACTCCAACATTCTCCAACAATTCATACGCTCTTGCGTTTGCGTAATTTTCTGAATATCCTGCCTGTATAGCACTCTGAACGGTGTTACCGCTCTGCGCATAATATTCCGCAAACTTCCTCTGCCTTGCATTTAATTTGTCTTTCACGGTATCACCGCCCTTTCTAAAAATAAGCAAAAGAAAAGACAGCACATTTCTGTACTGTCTTTAAACACAGGTTTCCGGAGTTTGCACCGGAATCTGTAAAAACTGTTTTCCTATTTAAACTATCCCCTGCGTTTATAATATTATATCAATAAATTTCTAAATATTCAAGTGTTTTCTTTTCTTTCCCATTTATTCAATAATACACTTACATATTTCTGTTCTTTATCAGTCAATTGACGATCTCCAATTTCATTATGTTCATAACCCAAATGGGTATGTGGCATCATTCCATTATGAGGTCTACCTGTAACGTCAATTTGTTTTATTCTTTCGCCGTAGTTGTCATAAAAAGTAACACTTTTGATGTTGCTCTGTTTGTCAAGAGTAGCATACACTCTATTTTTTGTCATAGTTTCCATAGGAGCTTTTATCGAAGTATTACCATTCATACGAATTACTTTTATTTCACCAAATTGAGCAACTGTGTGATATTCTGTACCGTACTTCTTTCCCTTATCACTTATACCGCTTGAAGAGCCTCTTCCGCCCATTATTTTGACCTCATGAATTTTTCCTGAAACGATTTGATGTTGATGATGTTTCCCATACATTCTTCGGGGACTCTGCCGTAGAAGATAATTGTTTCAGGCTGTAAGCGTTCAATCATTTCTTTGTAACCTTTCAAAAACAGTTCTTTTGATTCCGTACGGTTCTGCGTTCCAACACTTGATACGGCAACCGTACCACCCAAAGGCTCGCCGTCAAAACACCATTCAAAACTTTTTTCGTCGCTCCAACAAATTGTAGGTATTACCTCAATGCCGTAGAGTTGTAAATATGCACCTATCCAATGCTTGCGATAGTGGTTATAAATCTGCAACGCTGTCGGATAATCAGTGTAAAGACTGAAATCAGGCGATAATACACAACTGAATTTTTGTAGACTCTCAATATACCTGTCGGGTGTATTCCATAATCTTTGGAACTGGTAATCGTCCAAAAAGAAATGCACACCGCAGTTGTTCTGCTTACTGCTCAAAACTTCATTAAATCCGATAAAGTTGTTTTCTGTAATTTTTGTAGGCTCAATAATCGGGATGTCATATTCTCCTGCACCCTGAAAAATCGCTCTTGTGCTATTTTCGTAACCTGTACCGCATTTGTCTTTATACATCAATTTCACCTCACAACACAAAAACCGCCCTCAAATGAGAGCGGTCTGTGCGATTTTTATCTTAGGAGAGTTTTACATATGTCCTGTTTGTCAAACTTTCATAATACCATTATACGCAGGGTAAGGGTGACATTCAATGACATTTCAAAATAATTTTACGAGAAATTGAACTTTTTTCGGAACGCCTGTAACGCTTCGCCGTGCAATCTCAGGGTATGCCTTACGCTCATTTCCATACTCTCGGCAATATCCTCCCACCTCTGACAATTTATGTAATACTCGGTCAAAATTGCAATGTAACGGTAATCGTCAAGTGCGTTGATTTTACTGCGGATTTCAGTTTTCAACCGCACAAGATTGTCAATTTCCCGATTGATTTCAGCCTGAAGGTCTGCAATCCTGTCAACAATCCGCATAGGGTCATTCACTCCCGATGTCTTAACAGGCTCATTCTGCTTAACTGATACCTGTGCAATATTCAGCCTAAGTTTCGACAACTCGTGTTCTTTCGTTCTGATCAGCTTATCCGAAACCCTGACCGAATATAAATAATCTTTAACCGTCAATCTATATCACGCTCCTCCTCGTCAAGCATACCAAGTTCCTGCGCCAACGCAACAACAGCGTTTACAATCAAATGCAAATCCTTGCCTTTAATATCGCACATACGATATCTGACTTTGATAGTTTCTTCTTCGTTGTCGATTTCATCAAAACCAACAACTACACCTTTATTTAAGGTTTCTATTTCGCCGTTATCGTAATTAACGGTAATATTTTTAATGCCTCTCATTCTTCTACCTCACTTTCCTCAATAGGAACAGGCTGATTCCAACAACTATAACAACTAATATACAAGTCCCCTTTTTTTGTTTTTGCACAACCCGAAACAGCTCCTAATTTTTTTAGGCAAACCTTTGGTACTCCGTGATCAAGCTCTGCGTTCGGATAATTCTTCAAGAACTCACTCAAATAAGTCCTCTGCGGATTCTCATCGCTCCATTTTTGAACGATTGCAATTGCCTTTTCAGGGTAATGGAGCATAAACTCATTGCAACCGCAATATGTACCGTTGTTTTCATAAGACAGTAGGCAAGATGTACCACATTCAGAGCCATTGATTATAGAATGACACATTCTGTCATTTTCTTTTAAAAAATTAACGGTTTTAGAACAATCAATCATTTTTTGACTTCCTTTTCTAATCCTTTTTCATCGATACTGTATCCTGCCAGTTCAGCTACATATGACTTAATATCCTTGAGTTCTGATAAGATAGCCTCTGCTGTTGATACTGTGCTTTTCACTGTCGGCTTTTTCTCATTGACTCTTGAGTTCCATATACTTTCAGCAAGCAGAAGTGCGTTTGTAGATTTTTCATTTTTATATGAGAAAGTGAAATTACAAGCTTTACACACAATGTCAATTCTGCTCAAAACGGGATCATACCCATAACATAAGTCCGTGCCACCACAAAACGGACAACCCTTCTGTAAGTTTAAAATTGGTTTTTTCTCTTTACTCATTTAATTCACCTCGATTTCTGCGTTCAGATAACTACCGCTGTCAATTTCATCTCTTAATTTCTGCCCGTAATCAATGCCGTTGTTTTTCAAAGCCATAACCTTGTCAAACTCTTTGTGCATTTTTATTGAGGCATACTCAACATTGTTTTTGTATTCCTCGGTAAATTCTTCTGCCCCATCTTTAACATTTGCAATATATCTCAGGGCTTCAAGATTTAATTTATAAAGTCGCTTTGCTCCGAATCCGAAATGGCGACTCAATATTATGGAAGCAAGTTTCAGCCCGTAACCGATACCGGTATCAAACATTTCACCACGAATACGATCTTCGTGCTGTTTACTTCTTAATTTCCAGTTGCTTTTCATTTATCACAACTCCTATTTATATTTCTTTTGTTTATCATACAAACATATCCACCCCAAAGGGACCTGCCTAACATACGGACACTTTTTACAACAATAGACACATATGTATAAGCCTTTTTTTGAATATGGACATTTCCGTATGCTACATGGATGATATTCGTGTTTACACTTTCGACAAACCTGCAATTTCATAATCAATCACCCAATTGCAGATATTTTTCAATTGTCTGCTTTGCTGATGTACTGCCATAACATACCTTTACGGCGTATCCGCACCGTGAAAGATTCTGCAACCATTTATCCTGATGTTCAGAAGTCTTATTGTTGCCGACTTTAAGCTCAATATATAAGCCGTGATATTTACCTTTTGGCACAGCAAGGCATAAATCCGGAACACCTGCCCTAACTCCTTGCCTTTTAAGATGTGCGGCTTCGGCTTTATCTCTTCTGCCACCATTTGGAACAGCGTACAGCATTGAAAGTTCAGGATGTATTTTCATTTGCACACATTTATCCGCCCATTTAATGAGTTTACATTGCTCCTGTGCTTCAGACATCATTTTCATTTCCTCTCGTAAAACGGTAATTCTTATTTTTATCGGCTTTAATAAAAATTTTCGGATTAGCCATTTCTGAAATTCTACTGCCTAAAGCCTCATCAATCTGCGAAATCTGTTCAAGTGATAATTCAGATGTTATGACAGTCGGCAATCCTTCATTGTATCTGTAATTGATAATCTTAAATGTAGCATTGACATCAGCTGTTGAGACAAAATCGCCCCTGCGAGTTTTAAAGAAATCATCAATGTAAAGAATTTCCGCTTGCTTATATGAATTTATGAGAGCTTCATACACCTCTAAATTACTCGATGCCTGTTTGATTTTGGTAATATCATCCTGCCAAAGCATATATTTAGGTGCTTTGCCTTTTTTGAGTAATGCTCCGACAATAGCCGTACATATATGTGTCTTTCCACAACCGGGCTGACCGCCGAAGAAGAACCAATCAGAGCATTTGTCAATGTACTCATATGCTTTATCTTTCACATATTTCTGCCAATCTGAGGTTGTCTTGTAACTTTCAAAAGTATATCGTTTAAGAAGTTTTTGAAGACCGCTGTTCTGCATTCTGTGAAGTTCATCTCGAATTTTCATACAATCACATTTGCAAGCAACCACATCATATGTAACCTGCCCGAAAGGCGTTTCGCCTGCCTTTACACGGTAAATATAGCCTCGGTTCATACATTTCTCGCACTCATAGCCAATGAGCTTACCGGGTGTTGAGTTAAACACTTTTGCTTCTTGTTCGGCTCTTTCTCTCGGAGTGAGTTCTTTAGAAGACTTTCTCGCCCGTTGGATAATTTCCTCCGCTCGCTGTGGTGACATTATTCTTGACATTATCGCTTGGATTGAATCCATATCCTACACCTCCTCTGTCTTGGACCTTATTAAGCCATTTAGTAATGAACCCTTTAATGCCGGTTCTTGTTTTTCTCCTGCTCGGATTAGCTTCGAGCCACCCCAACATCGAACGCAATTGTTGTTCTACATCAACAGCAGGATACAAAATTTTGTAGTGCTGAACATCAGATTTTGAAACTGAATAATTACTCTTATCGTTCAAAGGTAATGTAATAAAAATATTTTCACCGGCGGTGTCGGCTGCATTTGCAGACGGCATCGCATAATAATTATTTCTATTTACTTTACTTTCCTTTACTTTACTTTTCTTTGTGTCGTTCTCGGAGAGATTATGTTCATTCTCGGAGAGATTATGCTCATTTTCAGGTATAACTATATAAGCCTTTGTTTCTTCCGTTTTCAAAAGCCAATATAATCTATTTATTGTGCGACCTCGCACGGAGCGTTTTTCGATAGCGTACATATATCGTTCTTGCATCATTTTGTTGGTCAGTATGCTCTCCCTATCAAACAGCCCGTTATCAAACAGCCCAATTCGTAAGCAAAGCTTAACTACCTGATTTACCGTATCTGATTTAATTCCACCGCTCATTCGTTTCGCTATCGTGGCAGCACTGGTTTCTTCTCGCCACTCATAATAGTAACCATTTGTTGCATAAGCTTTGGTACAAATCCAAAAAAATACTCCAAAGCCGTCCCAACCCTGTGCATCAATAAGCACATCAAATCTCTCATCATCATCGAACAAGTGAACATCCCAAGCCGCAAAGTCAAGCCCTCGCTTTGGTTGTCCAGCCATTCACTGTATCACCTCTTTCTTTTTGTATTAAGTTTCAGCTTTGTACAAAGATATTCATCAAGCTCTATACCGTAGATTTTGTACTTATCAAACAGCTCTTTTTCGTGCCGATGTGCTTCATCGTGGTGCTTTCTGCAAAGGCATATAGCTTTTAATCCTATATGTACAATCTGTTCCCTATCTCGCCCCATACCAATTCTGTCAACATGATGAACTTCACCTGGTGCATTGCATATTGCACACTTACGATTTTCAAGACAACTGTACAAGTATCTGCCTATATCATCTGTAACATTAAGCAGAGTATCTCTTGTTCCGATATTTTGGTAGAAACAAAAATCTATCAGATAGCTTATGAAATCTCTTGCTACGCTTTTTTCGCAATCAGACAGCGAAAAGTATTCAATGCCAAATTCACCGCAAAAATTAAACTTCAAATATTCTTTAATCCATTCGGGATTATCTCCACACCAAAATGCTATATCTCTGATGATTGCGTATATTTTTCTTCGCTGTTCGGCAGAAATCGTGCGTCCGTCAACAATTCTGAGTTCAATTTCATGTACTTGTTTCTGTGCAAGTTCTCTGCCGATACGCT